TGGAACTATTGTTGCTGTTGGTGCATCTGCTCAAGGTACTTTGACCCTTACCAGTGTTGGTGCAGGATTTACTCCAAGTTCTGGACAACTTACTTTTGATAACGTTAATCTTGTTACGATTAGTGGACGTGGAAATGGAGCAAAAGCAAATGTTACTATTAACAATGGAGTAGCAATTGGTGCTACTGTTGTAGATGGACAAGGTGGTATTGGATATGCAGTTGGAGATGTTCTTGGAATTACTACAATTGGAAATGCTGAAGTTGGAAGAAATCTTAAATTAACAGTTGCTGGTATTGGTTCTACCTCTTCTATAATTCTTGATAGTGTTCAAGGAGAGTTTGTTGTTGGTAGTGCTAAGACAATGACTTATATTAATAGTGCTGGACTTACTACTACCTTCAACTTTAGTAAGGGTGGAGATGTTCAGATAAGTTCTGTTAAAGTATTGAATGATGGGGAACACATTAAAGTTAATCATCAAAACCATGGAATGTATTTTGATGATAACAGAGTTGAAATAACTGGGGCAGAATCTGATCTTCCTGCAACTAAATTGCTTACAGCATATGAAGTAGGATCTACTGCTTCTATTTCAGTTAATGATAATTCAAACTTTGCTAACTTTGAGGGTCAACCAGTTGGAACAACTAATGCAGGTTATTTGAAGATTGGAAATGAAGTCATTGAATATACAGAAACTTCCGGAAGTAATCTGATTGGAGGAACAATTACAAGAGGTTCAAATAAAGCAACTTATCCTGCTGGAACTCTTGTTTACAAATATGAGTTGAACGGAATCAACCTATCTAGAATCAATAAGATTCATGATATGAATGATGTAACTGTTAGCAATCCAATTACATATGATTCTTATCATATCAAATTAGACACTAGTGAAGTATTCAGTCAAGGTGTTGGTGTTAATAATGATGTAAGAAGTGATGATACAACATTCTCAAGATTGTTTGCAAAAACCACAAAATCTGCTGGGGGATACAATATTAGATCTACCCAGAACGTTCCTTTTGAAGTCATTACTCCAATGGTTCAGATTCAGAATACACAAGGAACAACTGTTAATGCTCAAGTTAGAACAACAACTACAAAAGGATTGAGTGGAAATGAGATTCCGTTTGTAAATGTTGGATTTGAAGATGTTCAACTGAATAAACCAAATTATCTAAGCACTCCTAGAGCAGTATTCTCTAAGGTTAATGAAAACCTTAAGTTGATTAATACTCCAGGAAGCAAATCTCTCTCTATGAGAATGTCGTTAAATACAGTAGATTCTAGAGTAAGTCCAATTATTGATACTCAAAGAATTAACTGCATCCTAACATCTAATAGAGTTGATCAACAGATTACAAATTATGCAACAGATTCTAGGGTAAATGGTATTGATACTGATCCTACAGCGTTCCAGTATATGTCTAGAGAAATTTCTTTAGAAAATCCTGCAACATCTATCAAGATTATTTTGAATGCATATCTCAATACCTTTAATGATATTAGAGCATTCTACTCTGTTGAAGAAGAACCAAGTTCTTCTCCTGTTTTCATTCCATTCCCTGGACATGATAATCTGAATGCTAGAGGAGAGGTTATTTCTGCTGAATCTAATAATGGTAAACCTGATGCACAAATTCAGAAAACTAACTTCCTTTCGGTTGAAAGTAAAAATCTTGAATACAAGGAATATACTTTCACAATGGATAAATTATCGCCATTCAAATTCTATAGAATTAAATTGGTGCTGACTTCTACAAGTCAGGTATATTGCCCAAGAGTCAAAGATCTTAGAGTTATTGCCTTAGCATAAAATGGAGTTTCATGGAGTTACGGATCACTCAAATCTTTTGAGGGATCCGAATAGTAATTCAATATTAAACGTTGATGAATTTGGATATCAGCAATACGTTTCCAAGCGTAAAGCGAAAGAGGAAAAGAATCAAAAGGTACAGACATTGGAGCAAGAAGTTGCTAGCATGAAAAGTGATATAAGTGAAATTAAAAATTTACTAAGGGAGTTGTTAAATGGATCCTGATACAATTGAACTCAAAAATTTATCAAAGATGTTTGCATATGCAAAATGCGCGTCTGAAATTGATGAGTGTTTTGATCGAGATGAATTAAGAAATATTGCAAAAGCGTTCTGTAAACTTTATTATAAACAACAAGAAACCCTTCAAATGATAGGAATTCCTGATGGCAAGTAAAAACGTTACATTCGATTTAGATGCTGGAGTAGCAAAAGAAGTAAGTCTTAGTATGCATACTGGGGCAGATTTTGCTACAACTTTCAATATAAATGGAACTAACAATTCTGCTTTTAACTTAACAGGATATAGCGGATCTGCTCAAATGCAGAAAAGTTCTGGAATTGGAGCAACAACTGTTCCAACTGCTACTTTTTCCGTTGGAATTACAAGTGCAATTGGAGGAAAATTAAGAATTTCTTTAGGTTCCACCGCAACTAGAGATATTTCTGAAGGAAGATATATGTATAATGTGTTAGTAAGTTCTGGTTCTACCGTGTATTCACTGGTAAATGGCAATATTATGGTTATATCAGGCATTTCTTCCGCACCATAAATACTGTTAAGGTAATCTGTGAATAAATGGCACAACCATCAAGTAGGCAGAATTTAATAGATTATTGCAAAAGACAGTTAGGAGCACCAGTACTAGAAATCAACGTTGCAGATGAGCAAGTTGACGACTTGGTGGATGATGCCCTTCAGTTTTTTCATGAGAGACATTTTGACGGAACTGTTTCGACTTTTTTAAAGTATAAGATAACTCAAGGAGATATTGATAGAGGTAGAGCACCTGGAGGAAATGAAACCTCTGCAGGTATCACCACAGAAACTGCTACTTCTAATATTGTTGGTTCTGACGTTACGTTTACATATAACGAAACTAGTAATTATATTCAGGTTCCACCTTCTGTTATTGGGATCACAAAATTATTCCATTTTGATGGATCAAATTCTGTGACTAACAATATGTTTAGTGTTAAATATCAGTTGTTCTTAAATGATGTTTACTCATGGGGATCAACTGAAATCTTAACTTATGCAATGACGAAGAGATATCTTGAAGATCTTAATTTCATGTTGAGCACAGAAAAGCAAATAAGATTTAATCAGAGGCAAGATAGATTGTATCTAGACATTGACTGGGGACAAGTTAATGTTAATGATTATTTTATTATTGAGTGCTATCGTCTTCTTGATCCAAATGATTATGGAAGAGTATGGAATGATTCATTCCTAAAGAGATATCTCACCTCACTTATAAAACGCCAATGGGGTCAAAATTTAATTAAGTTCCAAGGAGTGAAATTGCCTGGCGGAATTGAATTGAATGGAAGACAGATATATGATGATGCAGAGAAAGAGATAGAAAACATCAGAGAGGTAATGTCTAATACATATGAACTTCCACCATTAGACATGATTGGTTAATAATATGCTAAATCCGTTCTTCCAACAAGGTTCAAAATCTGAACAGAATCTATTACAAGATTTAATCAATGAACAATTGAGGATGTATGGTGTCGAGGTTCATTATCTTCCCAGAAAATATGCTACTGAAAGTAGTGTTTTGAGAGAGGTTATTCAATCAGTATTTGATGATGCATATCCTATAGAAGCATATGTTGATAATTATGAGGGATATGATGATAATACAACCATCTTATCAAAATTTGGAATTCAAACTACACAAGAAATAAATCTGATTATTTCAAAGGAGAGATGGGAAACATATGTTTCTCCTTTGATAAAGAATGAGTCAAATATAAAATTGTCCACTCGCCCAAAAGAGGGAGATTTAATTTACTTCCCATTGGGAGATAAGTTATTTGAGATTAAATTTGTAGAGTATCAAAAACCATTCTATCAGTTACAAAAAAATTATGTCTATGAATTGAGATGTGAACTCTTCAGAATTGGTGATGAAGTTCTTGATACGGGTGTTGATGAAATAGATGATGTTCTTATAGCTAAAGAATCTGATGGATTAAGTGAAGATGGAATATCTACAGTTGTTGCAGGTTCTCAAACATTTACTCTTGTAGGAACATCATCAACTGCTACTGCAATTACGAATGTAGTTAATGGAGGTATTCGTAGTATTTCTATTAGCAATCAGGGAGCATATTATCCACTTGCACCAACTGTTGCTATTTCTTCCGCACCATCTTCTGGAATAACTGGTATAGCAACTGTTATTCTGGATAGAACAGCACTGAATGCAGTTCATTTAACAAATGCAGGTGCTGGATATACTGTAGCTCCTGAAGTTTCGTTTATTACTACTAACGGTATTGGCGGAACGGCACAATCTCTGATTGGCGATGGTGCAATTGGTATTATTACTGTTACATCTGGAGGTGCTGGATACACTACAACTCCTTCTATTACATTTACTGGAGTCTCTACTGTATCTGCTGCTGGAACTGCAATACTTAATAGTAGTGGTGAAATCATTGCTATCAACATCACTAACGCTGGTTTTGGTTACACTCAAGCACCAACAATCACAATTACTGATCCTCCATCTACTGGTACTGGCGACTTCTTGTTTAATGAAGTTATCACAGGATCCACAAGTGGTGCCACTGCAAGAGTTAGGTCTTGGAACTCTTCTACGAATTCACTTCAAATTGCTAACGTTACAGGAACATTTGCAATTGGTGAAGCACTGGTAGGGGCAGATTCTGGTGCATCTCATACTTTGAGATTGGTAAATCTGGACCCAGTTTCTGATGGATTTACGGACAATACAAATATAGAACTAGAGGCAGACGGTATACTAGACTTCACTGAAACTAATCCATTTGGATTACCATAGATTATTTTATTGTTAAATACTAATATAGAAAGTCAATACCATGTTTGAATATTTTTACCACGAAGTATTAAGGAGAACCATTATATCTTTTGGTACTCTTTTTAATGGAATCACGATTAAAAAAACCGATGATAATGGTGATACTTTTAGTGTGGTAAAAGTTCCTTTATCATATGGTCCTACTCAAAAGTTTTTAGCAAGAATAGAGCAAGACCCTAAACTCAACAAATCTACGTCAATGTCTTTGCCTAGAATGGCTTTTGAGTTTATTGGTTTGACTTATGATCCTTCAAGAAAAGTTACTACAACTCAAACTATTCAAATAAAGGATCCAACCACTGGAAAAAATACAAAAAAAGTATACACTCCAGTTCCTTATAATATGCAATTTGAGTTGAGCATCATGACCAAATTAAATGATGATGCATTACAAATTACTGAACAGATTCTTCCATATTTTCAACCTGCATATAGTGTAACTGTTGAATTAGTAGATACCATAAAAGAAAAACGTGATGTTCCAATTGTATTGGAAAATATCACGATGCAAGATGATTATGAGGGTGACTATACCACTAGAAGGGTTCTTATGTATACCTTGAGGTTTACAGCAAAAACCTATCTGTTTGGTCCTGTATCCAAGGCAGAACCCATCAAGACAGTTACTTTGGATTACTACGCAAATACCAAAGGAGACAAATCAAAGAGAGATCTTCAATATACTGTCGCTCCAAGAGCAATCAAGGATTACGACGATTCTGTTACTACTAATTTGGATGAAGATGTGGATCTCACCGAAACTGTATTTACAGTTATAGATGGAAGTGCTGTATCTGCAGATGCTTATTATGAAATCAATGGTGAAGAAATCTTCGTCACTTCTATTGAGGGTAATAAAATTACCGTTAAGAGGGGTCAAGATAATACTAATTCTACCAAGCATGTTAAGGGATCTGCAATTAAAGCAATCACTGCTGCTGATACTGCCCTAATTGAAATGGGAGATGATTTTGGATTCGATGGAAGTACTTTCTAACACAAATATGACTAAAAAATTTGATCAATTGAATGATACTTTCAACGTTGAAAGTGAAATAGTGCCTGCTGAACCTGTTGAGAATGTAAAACCAACAATCTCATCCGATAATGATATCAAAAAAGATTATGAATACACAAGAGGCAATTTGTATTCTATTATTGAAAAGGGACAAGAAGCAATTAATGGTATTCTTGAATTAGCACAGGAGACAGAACAACCAAGAGCATATGAAGTTGCAGGTCAATTAATCAAAAGTGTGTCGGATGCAACTGATAAACTGATGGAACTTCAGAAAAAGTTAAAGGATGTAGAAGAAAATAAACCAAAAGGTCCGACCAATGTTACTAATGCATTGTTTGTCGGATCAACAGCAGAATTACAAAAACTGTTAAAGAAGACTGAAGAGCAATGAATACTGAATTAACAGATTTTTTCTCTTTAATAGGGAAAGCAAAAAAAGAAAAAGAGGATGAAACCCGCTCTCTGATAGGGGAGATTGATATTGATTCAGTATTTTCAACAGTTAAAACATCTATAGATGAAGATAAGAAAAAGAAAGTAAAGGCAGAGAAGCAATTAAAGGTATTAGAGTCTTGGTTGTATTCTGAAATCAAGGAAGAGGAAGTAATAGAAGAAGAGGAAATAGTAGAAGAAGTAGTTGAGGAGGAAGTTGTTAAGGAAGAGAGACCAGATCTTGGTCCAGATGAAACTAAGTATTATGAAGTAATAGAGGAAGAATTAGAAGAAGAAGCGGAAGAGGATGATACTTTAGACCATGCCTTAAAGATTTTAGATTCAATAAAATCAAAAGAAGAAGTTAGAGAAAACGTAACTGATCCTGAGATCGTCAGAATTCGTGGCGAATTAGAATATCTTAAAAATCTTGTTAATGCTCAAGGTGGCGGTGGTGAAGTTCGTTTAGAATTTCTAGATGATGTTGATAGAGACAGTGTAAAAGTAGATGGTAAATTCTTAAAATATCAAGCATCAACTGGAAAAATTGTTGGTGCTGATATTAGTGGTGACTCTGATTATGCTTCAGTTGCAGGAATATCTACTTATGCTTCAGTTGCAGGAATATCTACTGTATCTCAAGGATTAACAGGAACACCAGATATTTCTGTTGGTATCTTAACTGCTACTACAGCAAACTTTACGGGCAATGTAACCATTGGCGGTACGCTAACATATGAAGATGTAACAAACGTTGATTCTATAGGAATCATTACTGCAAGGTCTGGTTTTGGTTTAACTGATGGATTAATTACAAGTGCCTCTACAACTACAACCACAACTAGTGAAACAACAATTGATAGTTTTACTAAGACCGTATATAGATCAGCAAAGTATCAGGTTCAAGTTACAAGAGGTAGTGCATATCAGGTAACAGAAATTTCTATAATTCATGATGGAACTAACTCTTATGGAACTGAATATGCAACCATAAAAACTGGCGAATCGTTATCAGCATTTACCACAGATATTGATTCTAATGATGTAAGATTGCGTGCAACACCTACATCTTCATCCTCAACAACGTTTAAGATGGTTAGAACGGCGATAGAAGTATAAATAGAGCCGCGAATTAGTGAGGGAAAATGACCGATCAGATTCCACAGACGAAGAAATCTCCATTTAAGTGGTTTGCTCTTGGAATTGGAGGAGCAGTTGCATTTGCTCACCTTGGAATTATTGGTCATTTTATGAGTGTGACCCAAAAGTATGTAGAACGTGTCCAATATCCATCTATTAATCTCCCCACAGGAAAGTATTCTTCATATGATGTAGATGTCGGTAGAGATGGATACAGATTAAGATATAATGCAAATGATCCTAAAGTACTAAGGTCTAATACAAACATTGATAGAAAATCACATAAGAAAGGATTCTTTGGAGGAGAAAGTATCGAAGATTTAATTAGAAGTGAAACTCATGAGTTCACTATGGATGGTGGACGTAATATAGGTGGAGGCGAGACCCTAGAAGGGGGAAAGTTAAGTGCAGAACAGCTAGCGTGTATCAAGGCAGCAGGTTCTGGAGAAAGCACAGGTGCAGTTATAGGAAGTAGTATGACTGCTGGAGCTGTTCCAGTTTTATCTGCTATTCCATATGTTGGTTGGTTAGCAGCAGGTTGGGCAACAATGCTTGGAGCTAATATGGGTAGTCAATTAGGTTCAGAAGTTGCCGAAACTGTCGCAGGTTGCTAAATAATACAAGATAATTAATAGAATCCTGAGTTAATGGCTAAGAACGGTCGCTGTCCTGCAGGGCAATATTATTGCTATACGAATAAAGAATGCAGACCCATTCCTAAGGGATTTATGGTAGATCCTGAAGGTATGCTTCGTAAAGAAAATGGAGCATCAGTTGATGAATCCAAAAGTGGTGATAGTTCTTTACGTGACTGGTTTGGTAAAAGTAAGTCTTCTGATGGGAAGCCTGGTTGGGTTCAACTAGGAGGCAAATATGCAGGCAAACCCTGTGCTAAACAACCAGGACAAACCACAAAACCAAAATGTGGTTCTAGTAAGATGAAGCGCAATCTTTCCAAAGATGAGGAAGAGTCAGCATTCCGTAGAAAGAACCGTAAAGATCCTAATCCAAGTAGAAAAGGGAAAGCAATTAACGTGAAAACAGAAGGAAAAATCCACGAAGGCGATTACTGGCATCCCGATCCTGAGAAGGATCGTAAGTTGGGTGGTCCTGGTGCTAATCAGCGTGCTCGGGAGGATCGCGGATCTTCAAAACCTGCTGCTAAGAAAGACGATTCCAAGAAACTTCGTCCTGGCGAGTCTTACATGGAGTATTCTAAGCGTCAGAAAGGTGGTTCCGTCTCTGTAAAACCAAAGAAAAAAGGTATTCTTAATCGCTTAGGTCTTAGAAAAGAAGAGTTCACCGAACTTCCATTAAACCTTGAAGTTCCTACAGATATTAGAGACTTTAATCTTGGTCTCATGTTCCGTGAAAGTTTGGAATATGATAGTGGAATGCTTTTCATTTTTGATGAGGCAGTAAAACAATCTTTCTATATGAAGGAAACTAAGATTCCTTTAGATATTGCTTTCATTAATGAAGAGGGAATTATTGAAAGTATTAAAGAGTTAGAACCATATGATGAGACTCATATTTCATCTGAAGGAAATGTTATATGTGCAATAGAAGCAAATAGAGGTTGGTTTGAAGAAAATTATATTGAGGTTGGTGATCAAATAGAAATTGAAGAGGGTGAGAAGGATGCTTGTTATCATAAAGTCAAGTCACGTTATTCTGTATGGCCTTCTGCCTATGCTTCTGGTGCTTTAGTTAAGTGTCGTAAGAAAGGTGCTGCAAACTGGGGCAATAAGACCAAGAAAGAGTCATTTGAGTTTGGTAACTGGAAAGATAATTATGTACCAACTGAATATGAATCTATTGATATTATCAAACCAGAACCACTTAATCCAACTCCATCAATAATTGATGAGGCAGGTAAAAAGTGTTGGAAAGGATACAAGAAAGCAGGAACACAAAAGTTATTTGGTAAAACATATAACCGTTGTGTAAAAGCGGGGGATGAAGTTGTTCATGATGGTGAGCAAATCGATGAGAAGAAAGGATGTGCTCATAATCATAAAGGGGAAGACTGTCCAGTTCATGGTATAAAGGAATGCCCTGCTAATGTTGAAGAAGCAGTAAGATTAAAAGCAGAGACTGGTAATGTTATTTTCGCTATGGTT